CTGGCAACAACTCGAATGCGAACTCCGGTCTCGCTTATGCGTTCGCGAACTACGCATCTTCGTACTCGAGCACGTACTTCGGTGGTCGGCTCGCCTTCCGCGGAAAATTCGTCATTATAGAATAGAGCGGAACTCGTGAGTTCGTAAAAAGCGTCAGAGGGAGAGCCGTGAGGCTGCTCCCTCTTTCTTTATTCTCGCGAAGCGAGTCGATTATAAATCATTCATGTAAAAAGACAGCGAAAAGTTTCTTTATATGTAAACTGTTTATTACCTTTGCAAAAGGAAATCAAGTTAATAATGGAAACGAGATTCAAAATAGTTTATACAGAAGAAGCTTATGAATTTATCCATTCTTTGCCGGAGAAGGTACAAGATAAAATCGCTTATAATATCTTCAAAAGTAGAGTTGTCATAGACAAAGAACTTTTTAAGAAATTGGAAGGTACGGATATTTGGGAGTTCAGAACGCTTTACAATGGCATCTGTTATCGGCTTTTGGCATTTTGGGATACAGAAGAGGACACTTTGGTAATTGCCACTCACGGCTTTATAAAGAAAACGCAGAAGACCCCATCAAAAGAAATTGATAAGGCAGAGAATATTAGAAAACAGTATTTTAACGATAAAAAGCAGAAGATATGAAACTTTACACTCATGAAGAAATGCTGGACAGCGTAATTGGGGTTAAAGGAACTCCAAGACGTGACGAATATGAAGCAAAGGTTGATGCGTTCTTGATTGGTGAGGCAATCAAACAAGCCCGTGAATCAAGAAACATCACTCAGGAACAGCTTGGCGAAATGATTGGAGTTAAGAAAGCGCAGATTTCTCGCATTGAGAAAGGAAGCAATCTTACCATACAGACAATCAGAAAAGTATTTCGTGCAATGGGAATGAGTATCAACCTTGAAATAGTAGGTTTAGGGAAATTCGCCATTTGATACATAAAGGCAGACAACCCCGCGCGCCGCTGTGTTCTTCGGTCTGGCAACAACTCGAATGCGAACTCCGGTCTCGCTTATGCGAACGCGAACAACGCATCTTCGAACTCGAACACGAACTACGGTGGTCGGCTCAAATTCTGATGGTTAACTAATCGGAGACTCTATACGCCTACGAGTTGGGCAATTATATTCTCCGAGGGGTTCGCGCCTCGGCAAAAGCATTATAATATATTATTTATGGAAAGCCGGAACATATCTTTAACCACAAGTGAGGAGGGTTTCATATCCTCCTCACGGGACCGGAAGGCGGTCTATGATGATACGGACAATTTTATAGGACTGACCGGGGGAACACTTTCGGTCAGTTATCCTTTATACAACCTCATCCCCGAAATAATAACGGAAGAAAACCTATTGTCGTCATTCAAGCGTGTGCTGTCAAACCTCAGCCAATCCTCTACCGAAGCAGAAAAAAGGAACTCGATTGTAATAGATGGAAAGAAGTACACAGCACGCCAAGTACGATATGTACTCAATCGAGATACCATACTTGCAAAAATGAAAGAACAGATAGGAAATGGAACTTTCCGAGTCAACACGCTAAAATCCTTTGAAACGAAAGACGGTCCTAAAATACGGACAGTCCAAGCCCCTGCTGTCTTTGAAAGGATGGGCAGTAATGCCATTATGGAAATCATAGAGGAAAAACTTACTCCCATTCTGATAGAGACAACTGCAGCTTCCATCAAGGGAAGAGGTCCGCAAGGCTTGTTTCATGCCATTCAAGCTGCAATGAAAGCAAATCCAAACCTAAAATACTTCTATCAATCAGATTATCAAGGTTACTATGACAATATCGTTCATAGCATATTGATAGACAAAATCAGAAAATACATCGCTGACCCGATTTTACTACCGATATTGGAGAATTTTGTCAAAGTTTTATATCCCGATGCAGATGCCGGTATCAGCAAGGGGCTTCGTTCCTCCCAGTTTTTCGGCAACCTGTATCTAAATGACCTTGACCATGCGATGATAGAACTGCACGGTGCGTCATATTATTTCCGTTTTTGTGATGACACCTTTATCCTCGGCGAGAGCAAAAAGGAGTTGTGGAGACTAAGGAATTGCCTACATGAAGAAAGTGCCAAACTTGGACTGACCATCAAGCCCAGCGAGAAAGTCGCCCCCATTTCATCCGGCATGGATGCTTTGGGTTATGTGAATTTCGGTGACTATTCCTTGCTAAGGAAACGGACGAAACAGAATGCCGCCAGGAATCTTGCCAAAGTCAAATCACGCAAAAGGAGGCAGGAAATCATAGGCTCATTCAAAGGTATGGCTTGCCATGCTGATTGCAAACATTTGTTTTATATACTTACAAACAAGAAAATGAAGAAATTTTCAGAAATGGGAGTTACATATACTCCTGCTGACGGAAAGAAACGCTTTCCCGGCAAAGTAATGAGATTGAGTGACATCGTAAATATACCTATTGAGATACATGATTTTGAAACGGGTATAGATACCAAAGAAGGAGAAGACCGTTATCTTGTATCTTTCCGCAATCCTGCAACACAAGAATGGGGAAAGTTCTTTACCGCTTCAGTTGAGATGAAAGGCATTCTTGACCAAATCAGCGATATTGAAGACGGTTTCCCATTTGAAACGGTTCTCAAATGCGAGGTTTTTGACGGAGGAAAGAGAAAATACAATTTTACCTGATGGTAAAAGGATAACATATCAATCCACTTGGATTCCGCTATTTTTGCCTGAAATCAAAACTCACAAAAATGGAAAAGATTTACGGCACAAAGCAGCGGCAGGATTGTCTTGTGCGTACAGGACGCTCCAAGTGGATATTGTTTTTTGGCTTTTGGAAAGACGATGAAAAGAGTGAAAGCGGTTGGGAATACAGGCATACATTCAACCGCAAGCCTACACTTTCCGAGGTCAAGGAGATTGTCGTGTCCGCTATAAACAAGACAACGGAGGAGAAGATTATAAACGGTTTTGTCTGGAACAAGAAGCCGATATACCTTTCTCCTGAGAACCAACTGAACTTTTCCGCCATAGAGCGAAGTGAAAACATCCCTTATCCGCTTACCCTAAAAATCAACGAGCAGGAAGATGGTACGCCCATCTATCATACTTTCGAGAATGCAGATGATTTTATTGCGTTCTCCCAATCAGTGTGTGCCTATGTGATAAAGACCGTTCAGGACGGATGGAGGGAAAAAGACAGTGTGGATTGGACTATGTTTAATTTAAAATAGCGATGACAATGAAAAAGTTTATTGATTGGCTCGGAATGAGCAACAGGTGGAAACACCTCATTGGAGGACTGATTATCGGCATTTTTGCATTCAGTTGGTTTACTGCAATGTATGCCGGAGTATTGGCAGCAACTGCATTGGAGTACAAAGACAAGGCGCATGGCAGCAAATGGGATTGGATTGATTTCGGTTTAACGATAGCCGGGGTTTGCTTGGGATGTTTAATTGGAGGAACTTTGACATGGAGCAATTAAGCACGAATATACAGGTTATCGGTTCTCTCATCACGTTAGTGATATTGCCCTTACTATTGATTAAAAGCAAGGCAAAAAAAGCAGATGCCGAGGCGGAAAAAACCGAGGCAGACAACATCACAGCTTATGCTGCGGAGTGGAAAGAATTGTACGAGAAGAAAGAAAAGCGGGTTGCCGAACTGGACGCAAAGATTGACCACCTTTATACTGAGATAACCAAATATCGCGACACTATCCGCGAACTAAGTGAAAAGAACAGCGAACTTGCCGTTCAGAATCAGGCACTGGAATTCCGAAAATGTAACAAACACGGTTGTGCAGACCGAATTCCGCCAAGCGAATACTAACCCTATAAATTACCAAGCATGAAGATATTGATTGACAACGGACATGGCAAGAATACTCCGGGAAAGCGCAGCCCTGACAGTAAGTTCAGAGAATACAGCTACGCACGAGAAATAGCAAAAAGCATCGAGGGAGAGTTGAAATTTTTGGGCATTGATGCGGAGCGCATTGTAACCGAAAGCGAAGACATACCCCTTGAAGAACGAGTAAGGCGTGTGAATGAGATTTGCGGACGTTTTGGCGCAGAGAATGTGGTGCTTGTTTCCATTCATTGCAATGCATCGAAAAACGGTGAATGGGGAAAGGCTCGTGGTTGGAGTGCCTACACAAGCAAAGGCAAAACCAAGAGCGATGAACTTGCCACCATGCTGTATGCCGAAGCGGAAAAGAATTTTGCCGGACTTACAATCCGTAAGGATTTATCGGACGGTGACCCTGACTGGGAAGAGGCTTTCTATATCCTACGCAAAACAAAATGCCCCGCCGTCCTTACGGAAAACTTTTTCATGGACAATGAACAGGATGTAGCTTACCTTACTTCAGACAAGGGGCGTGATGCTATTGTGCGAACTCACGTTGCAGCATTGATGGATTGGGATTACAAGTATGGAAAGGACTAAAAACATATTGTTGTGCGTGCTGTTGGTGCTGCTTATCGGCTCTGTTCTGTGGAACGGCGGCAGGGGTATCATCGGCGACAAAAGCGGAACGCCTGTGCCGGACACGATGAGGGTAACGATATTTGATACTATCGCTTACCACCAACCTGCCCCGAAAGAAGAAAAGCCGCTTGGTAGCATTACGGCAAAATTGCCTGTAAGCGTTCCTAAATTGCCAAAAAGCGTACAGAAATTTCCTGAAAAGCCCCAAATATTGCAGGATAGTGTACAAAATTTCTGCAAAAGCGTTCCCGATGATGAGGAAGTGAATTTCCTAAACAAAGACCATTTCGAGGATATGGGCGAAAAGATTTCAGCCGACAGTGTAGAGGTGCAGGTACCCATCACGCAAACCAAATATGAGGGCGACACCTATACAGCATACGTGAGCGGGTACAATGCAAGTCTTGACAGCCTGATATTACGTATGCCGCACGAAACCATGACCATAACCAAACGCCCGAAGACAAAGCGATGGAGCATCGGCATACAGGTGGGCTACGGGATGACTTTGAGAGGAACGCCACAGTTCGCCCCCTACGTTGGTGTAGGTATATCATATAATCTATTTAGTTTTTGAATATGGAAATAGTATTGACAATAAATAAAGAAACCGTGTATGAGGAAGTGGCAAAGACTACGGAATACACAGGGGCAAAGATGGACGATGAACATGCCTACGAGACCATTTCAACCACCGAAGAGGATAAATCCATCCTTGAACGCTTTTGGAACGAGTGCAAGAATATGGTTTGCAACAGTTTGAAAAAGGTACTTATATCGGAGGAAGAAACGAACGGTGAGTATTCTTTGACATTAGGTCTATCAACTGCATTCGATGACAGTCTGACTGCCAGTATGCAACGCAGCCTATTTTCATTCTTCGTGATGAACATTACGGCCAAATGGTACACATTTACCAACAAGAGTGAAGCAACCGGATATGCTTCGGAAGCCGCCACCTATTTGGAAGACATCATGCGCAAAGCGTTTTTCAAGAAAAAGCCAATGCGCCCTACATACGATACGAGTAACAATTAAATAAATGTATTATGGCAGAGAATAAAAAGACATTGACCGTCACGCAACAAGTTAAAGAACTTATCTATGACATTCAGAATAAGGCATACTTGACAGGACAGGCACGAGAGGCAGAAGGCAAAAAGACATACGAAGCTGCCTCGAACATGCAAGCAAGTGATGATGATGAGAACAGCTACCAAATCCGCCGTTCCTTGGCCAACGCTTTCTCGGCTTTGAAAAGTCTGCTCGGAGAGTATCTGTCGGAAGACAAAACCACGAGCGATAACCTAATTGCCGAACAGATTGACAATGACGGAGTGCTTGAACTTTCGTTTGAGCTGCCAAGCAACTACAACAACTCATCGGCAGACGCATTGGGAAACGGCATACATTCTTACCTTGTGGACATGGCTCTTGGAGATTGGTTCGCCATTACAAACAAGGAGGATGCAGAAACCTATATTTCCCATTCAGGAGTATCGTTAGAGAATGTGAAGCGTGCTTTGTATAAACGCAGTCGCCCTGAACGCCCTACATATAGTTGATAATGTATTGCTGTAGTGATAATCAGCGACAGACTAAATCTGTAACGCTGACATTCAAACGGTCGGAACTGATATATGATGCCGAGAACTATTCGTTTGTTGAGGGCGACATCATGAAAACAGACGATGTACACGCCCGGCATCAGGTATTCGACATCGGTCAGAAAGGAAATATCGACCGGGTAACAAGGGTACTGAATCTTGCCCATGCCGAATGTGTGGAAATGCTTTTTCCCTATACAAAAACGGAAATAGGCGAGACGCAAGAAAATTTCGATAATGTACTGACTGCTCCTGAAGCATACGATATTGTACTGAATTTGCCGGTTGGCTTTTCAATGACGACCGTGCAGTTGCTAAATCATCTGATACATGAATATCTTGTATGCAGAGTGCTTGCCGATTGGATGAGCATCACCAATCCAGGTAGTCAAGCGAATTGGGAGGGGAAATTCAAAGAACTGAAAAGCAAGATACAGACATCGCTTGTATCAAGGAAAGGCAAGATAAGACGGAAATGCAAGCCGTTTTAATAGACAAGAGCCGAGGTGCATCACGCATCACGGCTCTTTCTCCTTTATAAACAATCTGTTTTACCTGAAAACTATCGTACTTGGTTTGTCATACGCGGCTCGAACGCCACGGTACATCCGTATATGCTTTCCGCTTTATCAAAACGGCAGACAAGAGCAAGACGGTAGGCTTTATATGGTGTCCCCCGGAAGCCTCGCATATTTTTATCCACGCTGCTCCATACAACGTGCCAATGTATGAGGTCGTTTGAACCATACAGCACCTGCCGGATATGGGTCGAGTGGAACATACCACGCTGTATGATAGTATTTATAGTCTTGAACGAATCGGGTGCATCCATCTTGAACGGACGAGTAATAATTAGAGCTGTTATATTCTCAGCATTAGACTTGGAGAAATCGACCAATCTCGAACCTTCTGCCATGGCAAATGCTTCGGGATAGGAATTGACATTAGCCACAATATCGGAATACATCATACCCCACAATTTTGACTTCAAAGAGAAAACATAAGCATAACGCACTGCACTGTTATATACGATGATGTGTTGGTGGGTATAGTCATACACCATACGGCAACCTCGTAGAAATTCGTTGAACGGCAACAGCGTGATGTCTGCGAGTGTAATCTTTTCGCTTTCATCGGATTTTTCGTTGAAGATGTTTATCAACGCATCAGACTTAGGCAGGTCGGCAATGCTGAACAAATCCTCCGTATTCAGGATGTCGGATATACATTGTGTGGACGAGCCGCTGATGTGCATAATACCTCTATCGGTTGCAAACAGGACGGCAGTGTCAATCTGGGTAATGCTGTCGGGGTTAATGACCACATCACGAGTAATCGGTTGTTTGGCGGAGTATGTTCCTGTAACAGACACTTCCAACGCCCATACTCCTTCCGTAGTAAAGGCATAAAGAGGAAACTGTCCAAACTGACCTTCAGACAATGCTTTCACAGCAGCGCAAATGCCGAGAATAGTTCCTGTTCCAACCGTATTGATGCCGAGTACCGGAAAATGAAACGGGTTGTTCACTTCCGATGTATATATTTTGTTGGGCAAATCAATTATTCTTTCCGCCAATGGGCTTGTAGTAGGATAGCTGCTACTACCTTCTTTCGGATTTTCCCAACCGGCAAAATAGAAAGAACCATTGAGGAATTTATGTTGTTCCAACGTGACCTCATAATACATAGGAACGCCATAATGAGTTACAATGACTGCTTTATATGCGTTTATATTGGGATAGAACAAAAATAAGAAAGGAGGACTATAAAATGAAACCTGATATGATTCTCCACTAACCACAATGTCCCGGCCATCCTGCTTTATGTAAAAGTAAACGGTCGCCCCCATCGTCCCATCCATTTGAGTAGGTGGCATTCCATTCCAGATTGCGACATAACCATTGGTATATGGTATCATTGCCCCAATATTATATAAGTCATATAGTTCTTTCCTGATATTGGCAAGATTGAGCCTTGAGTTATACACAAATGAATAATTAGGCAACAATTTATCATGGCTATCATAATCGTCCGTCATAACCTCACGAGTGACAAGTGACTGCAAATAGTCTTCCTCAACAACCAATTTTGTCCGTGCCGTTGTAAGCTGCTCTACAGGAATACTCTCAAGTAAATAGAACTGTGATGTGGAGCGAATATCCTCTTTGACATCATCAATGCTCCTACGAGGAATCATCAAACGTCCGGCAGGATATGTCAATCCGTTCGGGTCAAAAGTAAAAGCATACAGTTTATTGAATGTATGACGCTGATAACGAAGAGGGTATTTTGAAGTTGATGCAGCCTGATTGGTATGCTTGCATACGCAATAAGAATTATAACTTTCTGATTGAGCAAACCGTGTGCATTTCCCGTTTTGGTCGTATGTATAAATCGGTTTTGAAACAAAAACATCTACCGAGCGAACAATATCTCTCCAATTCTTAATCATTTCAAGCCGTGAATTATGAATGACTGCATAGTCAAGGTCGTGTAGCATTCCGCATACACGCAGCTGTGCATCCGTATATTTCCCCTTTCCTGTTAGGTGCGTCCAAAAAACCTGCGGTGCGAGGTCAGATGAAGCAATCATCAGAATAGGGGCAGAATGCATTGTCAAAGTTCCATCGTATAGGCGATAGGCGTATCGGACAAAGAACGGGAAAAGGAATTTTCCTTTATTGGTTGACCTCTCTGCAATAAACTTGTTTACATGTGCAAGTACTTGGTCTGTTATTCGTGTTTTATTACTATCTGAAAATTCATTCCAAATACTACCTTCGTTAATGGCATCAAATGATATGGAGAACTCATCCGTGCGAACCATTTCCCCTTGCAAACCAAATGACAAAGGGCATTCGGGAATTTTAGTACCGAGGTACAAATACCCATCGTCATTTCCTTTCCATAGGAAATAATGCATACCATCTTCCGACAAAACGAGAAGTGTGTTTCCAATGGCATTTATTTGGTATATCTCCTTGAATGTACGAAGAGATACCTGTTCATGCTCATCTGTGCCGTCCCACCAACTAATCGCATTGTTTTTGAAGATGATGTAATGTTTTATGTTTGCCGTTTCATGGATATACATGACAGATGCCCCACTTTCAAGCCGGAACACCTCAGATGGTGGCAATATAGATTTAAGTGAACCATCTTCGGGAATAACGCCTATTGATGTTGCCAAATCTCCGTCCGGACATGCGTAGTCGGACGGATTGGCGGTATAACCATTGTATTTAATCTCTTTAATCATATCACAATATGTATTTAATTATAATCGGCAATGCTTTCCCGTAGTGTTGCAATTCTACAGGAGTCCCACAACACAACCGTACCTTTCCACTTCCTCCGCACCTTGTAATGATGTAACGGCAGAGTATCACGGATGAGGCTATACAATGATTCCCGTTTTTGTTGGAACGGAATACCATCCCCTCGTGCCTACCGACAACCGGCACACGGTGCTTGACATACAGATATATTTCACCCTGTCCGTCCATTATATCAATCACATCACCATGTGACAATTCCAATAACTTGGACACTCTGGCAGATATATTGATACGTCCATTGTCGTGAAAAGTAATATCAGCCTTTCGTGTATTTCCTAATATGCTTTTCATGTGGTCGTTCTATTTGATAGTAAACTTTGCCCTGCACTGTACGGCATACGGATACGGATAATTTGACACGCTGTGAAGCATTTAGTCCGTATGTATATAGAATTTGCCCGACAGACGGACAGAGTGTTTCAAAACCGATACAACGGTATTTCCCATTGTACTGAATATTGCACATTTGCGTAGGTTGCTCGATGCTTGGGTTTGTCATGAACCCGAAGCTGCTTGAATCCGTAATCTTGAACACGAATATACGAGCCTCATCGCCCTCATGGGCGTTGTCCTTCATATGGTTGAACAACGCCTTTGAGAGTGTTACAGAATTGTCGGCAGGGTCGGCAATGATGTAGAACCGGAACGACTGCCACCATTTTGTTATTTTATTAAATATCATAGTCCAAATATAGTATATGAATGATACCCGAATTGTTTAACTTTTAACTGCCGCTTCCAAACTGATTTTTCGGGAGCGGAACGAAACAGTTTCGATATACCGGAATGACAGAGTTGTTTCAATTTCATCCCGATGCCGCTCAGCTGCTTCTTTTGTAGCGAAGATGTAGGAACAAATTTCTTGTTTCGTTGTACCTCTTGTTGCTATAATATTTGCATAATACTTTCGTCCGAGTAAAAATGCCATAATTTCCTTTAATACTGTTGAGTTCATGATTGTAATGTTTTAAATTTTAGATATTGAAGTATATGCGAGACAACGGCTACAGTCCAGCCATTACCAAGCATTTTGTATTGCTGCGTTTCACTACATTGCCATTTATACCAGTCAGGAATGGTTTGCAGCCTTGCACATTCGGTCGGTGTAAGACGCCGGATGCGATACTCGCCATTTTTTACGAGGGTCATACCGTTTGACTCAGCACCTTTATACGATGTGGCACGAAGAGTAAGACTTTTGTCATCGGTTCTACGCAGATTATCTTTAATACGCTTGTTTTTGATTAGTACATTGATGGTCTGCCCCGCATGGCCATTCATTAACGCAGGAGATATGCCATCAATATCGAATACTCGATTCTGTTGATATGGTTGTCTGCCATTGCTTTCGTCTGAAATGTTAAGTTGGTTAATTCTTTTCATAAGCAGATTGTTCTGTTCCCAATGATTGGAAGTCAATGTGGGTGCTTTCTCAGTGAACTCTCCGCCTTGATTGTTTCCGCGAGGACGTTGCAGAATAAGATTGTCTTTCTGAACGCTTGTCAAACAATTTGTTTTTCCGTCCATGTTTGGCTCGATGCGTTGTTCGGTATGAATGCCGGATGTGCGGTTTGATGGATTGTCAGGGTTTCTGCCACGCATTGCAACACATACATAATTCGTAGAAAGGTTATTTTTCACTTCCGCAGTGGATGTAATACAACAAGCCTTATCTGTACCGGTAAATTTATGAAACGCATTGCCTGTTTTTGCGGAATGTTTTTCAAGCCATTCTATTTTCATGTCTGACAGGTAGTATTTTTCGCCCACATCTTCATCCAATATATCACGGAGTAATATCCCTTTATCTTCCGGTTGAGGAATATCAGAATACAAATCACCAAACAAGCCCTCTTGTCTTGTCTTGTCCGTATGTTTGTCCAATAGACGCGTTTGCGGTTCTGTGCCGATACGAGTGCTGAATTGATATGTACACCATAAAGACCGATGGCATCACTCAATACCCGTTCCCATTTTTTGCCCATTTCCACATTTTCCAACAAGAAAAGCACATTGGGATTGTATTTGCGAATGTCGGTAAGGATGCGCATATATTCCCAAAACAAATAACTTTGCCCCTCGAATTTAAACCCATCCGCTTTCAACTGCAAGTATCTGTCAAGTGTGTAGATTTCCTCGTTTTCAGTGGTCTTCATTCCGGCACGCTTTCCTGCAAAACTGAATGATTGGCACGGTGAACCACCGATGAGCAAATCAACAGGCTTCAACCGGGACACATCCACTTCTGCGACATCACCCAATTGTATCGTGTCGGGGAAATTGAGCTGTGTTTGGGCTATGGCGAACTTGTCAATCTCCGAAGCGTAATAGGTTTCGGGGATTATTCCAAGTTCGTGCAAGGCTATCTGCCCACAACTCATGCCATCGAATAGACTTAACACAACCATTATTTAACAAACTCTTTATTGAAATATCCATTGGTAATAAGCCAATCAATCATGGAAATAATTGCATCAAACAAATCCTGTTTCATTTCTTGATTCTTTATGTCATATCCGAGTTCATCATAAGAAACAAACCAATACTGCCCATCACTGTTTATGTCTAAATCGACATTTGGCCTGTTGTTTTGTTCAATGTACTTTGGCATCAGTTCCAGCAGCCTTGACAGACTCCATGCAGGAACATCCTTTCCCCACAATTCATCAAACACCTCTTCACCGGTCATCGGTGTTCCATCTGGATGCTTATGAAAAGGAAATGCTAACTTTGCTATTCTTTGGGGTGTCCAAAACTCACCTCTTGATGTTGGCGGCTTAGTTTGCAACTCCCATTCCAATGCAGGTACTTTACTCTTAGTGTAATGATACACCATATCTGCCGTTCCCGGCTTTAGTCCCAATGCGAGCAATCTTTTTGACTGCTCACGTGTGGTACATATATGTGATTTAAATTTCATTGTTCTTGTCTTGATTATTAGTTAAAACTGATTGTTACATAGCGATAGAACCGAATGTATCCGAAACAATAAGAGGGATTCTCTGTATTATCATCTATTTCAATTCTCACGTTATAGCCTTTCATCCGTAAAAAACGAGCGGCTATTTCATCGGCTGTGTATCGCTTTTCATGAACATCCCAAAAGCTGCACTTCATTGCTGTTTGAGGAGCACCTTGTTTCAGAATCTTCTTAAAGGCTCTGATGGTTCGTATAATTTTTTTCCTGTTCATAAGTTCTCCTTTGTCATTCACAAAGTCCGTAATAACTCATGCAACTTGTTGCCACATTATCATCATCGAACAGAGAACCTCCGGCACGTTTACCTTGTACATAGCGAACAACATCTCTGATTAGCGGATAGTCGCCCTGATAATATTTCGATGAAATTTTATCAGGACTGAAGAAACTGCTATTTAATCGTTGTTCGAGTTTAGCGATGTAATTTATCCTTTCCGTGTCCTGTACGCTGATATTGTAAATATCTTGTTGAGAAGCCATCACACAAGGATAGCAACCGACACGTTTGTAGCCCATGCGGTAGAGCGGATTAGGCTGTACACCATTTTCAAGTATATAATCTATTACTTGCTGTGCAGACCAATCGAATACCGGGCGTAACAGGTCATCAGCATGTTTCTCTCGAAATGCTAATACATCTTTACGGCGGTAAGTATGAAATTTGTCTTTTCCGTGCTTATCCTTTCCGTATGGCTGAACATAATATTTGAAGTAGGTGCATTGTTTTGACATTTCGGCACGTTTAGCACTCTCGGATGCACGTATGCCCTGTATAATCAGAATGTCATCGTTCACCTCGTCAAGTATGTAGTCAATCATCGGAATGGTTTTCAGTTCTGATGTGCAGAACCTCCGTTGCGATGATGGCCAACGTGATTTCTTTTTTGCCAAATCTGCCATGCCGTCAAATTTCTTTGACTTTACGGTAATGAGATTTAATCCAAGTTGCTCTCGTATTTCTTCGATGTATTTATAGGTCAATGGATGTTCCCAACCTGTATCACAAAAGATAGTGATAAAATCTTTCGTCAAATTATTGCGTACCCAAAGTAATGACGCAAGACTATCTTTACCTCCGCTAAATGTTACGAAGACTTTCATTTCTCGCCTCCTTTCATAAAACAAATCCAGTGTGTATTGCTTCGCTTGCCGGATATATGTCCAAATATTGGCTTCTCCGGTGTGAGTTTCAGTATTTCCGATACCTTTATATCAGTTTCGTTCCATTTGAAAATCAGAAAACCGCCCGTCTTCAATACACGGAAACATTCTGCAAACCCTTTAGATAGCATATCTTTCCAATCTGAATAGAGTGAGCCATATTTTATTTGCTGATAACCGGTTGGATTTGATTTTTCGTTTAGACCGCCATACATATCTGCCATTTTTGATTTACCGACATTTCTCAATAGATGTGGAGGGTCAAATACAACCATAGAAAATGTTTCATCTTCGTATGGCATATTTGTAAAATCTGCTTGTACATCCGGTTTTACTTCAAACAATCGTCCATCACATAAGTGGGTGGATATGTTTCGTATGTCTTGGAATAAGACCCTTTCGTCATTTTTATCGTAGTAGAACATTTTTCCACCACAACAAGCATCAAGTATTGATTTCATTCCTCACCTCCTTTCAATAGTTCGGGGTTATTGTTATTTCTATAAGTCTTTTCAAAGTGAGGACACTGTTTAAGATTCTCTTTGTAGGCAGGTGGTATCCACCATAGCGGTACATCGGGAGGGTCAGGCAAATATCTCTTGCACTCGTTTCGGATGGGGCAGGTAACGCCCGAACAGTAACTGTAATCTTTGTTCATAGTTCCTATTTGTTTGATTTTAATTTCCTGAATGATTGTTCCGTACTGAAATTGACGATATGCATCATTTCACGGAAGCGGTCAGCAATACGTTCATCGTAATAAGTGGCAATCTCGGTAGCAGAAAGGTTGGATGACACCAAAGTGCAGAATTGTTCCTCATAACGAAAGGAGATAATATCCATAGCCGCCGTAACGAAGTCTCCATAGTGAATGCTCTCCTTGGGTTCTTGCCCAAGGTCATCAATCGCCAGTATCTCAATGCTGCGTATTTTTTTGTACCGGTACACCTCACTCTCGTTCTCACGAGTGGGATTGTTGTATGCCTTGGCAAGCAGTACAAGGTCTTTCGCAGTGATGAAGGTATAGCCACGTGTGGGATAATCATCCTGCCTACTGGTATATGACTCATCGCTACGCAAGTAGTTTGTGAGATTTTGCAAGGCACGGAGAATGGTTGTCTTTCCATTACCGGCTCCACCGCAAAGGAACAGTCCGAATGTCGAATCTTTTGATGTCAGCCATTGGGAAATGTCCCAAAGATGTTTCTTGTATTCGTCAGTAACAACGAACTCCCGATGCCTATTAACAACCTCCACTTGACAAGCTGCATAGAGCATTGCATAAACCTGTTTGGCAGTATATGGCAGTCTAAAACGAGTCGCCGTACGTTTTCTGCTCATCAGCCGAGAGAACATTGCCTCTACGCTGATTTCGTCCTGTGCTTCTATCTTTATCATCTTTCGTCTTGTTTTTATTCACTATTCGTAACCATGAATTGAAATGCTGTTTGGCATCTTGCAATGATTGGTGTCCCCTCTCTTTGCCATCCGCCAGACATTGCACCCGAAAATCATCCAATCTGTTGCGAAGCAAAGAAATTTCCATATGGTGAATGACCTGTAATTGGTCAAGCCAACATTCATCGCCTTTCAGTTCTTCAATTTCCTGGTCAAGCGTGAGTGAATAAGGTTCACAATGGGGCTGCGTCTTACTATAGTCAATTTCGTTTTCACGCTTAGAGGCTTCCACCTGTTCTGTACACTCCATATTGAGTTTGCATTTATCAGGTATGATGATATTTCTACGCTTGGCGCGTGTACACATATCTATGTAGCGTTGTTGAATGGATGCGGATGTTATAATCCCACGAGAAAGTAGTTCTTTATCAAACAGCCCCACTGTTCCGCAGTACGCAACAATTTCTTGCACCACGTTTTCTTTCAACCCGAAATACTCAGCCACGTCAAAGACAGTATTTGAATCCCATTCCAAGAAACAGCCTTGTACCCGATATATCTCACATAGTATATAATCGTACACAGCAATACCTCGACAAGAAAAATCTTTTTTCAACCTTTTAATGCGCCGGTCCTGATACCTATCACAATCAACCGTGAAATAATTTAGACCTGTTTTGGTGTTTGCCATATCTATCATTATTTTATTCGTTTCTCAAATATTCGTCCACCTCTCGTTTGAAATCGTCAAAGGAGCGACACACCACATATTTGTATTCCTCATTGAAGCATACAGCTTTTTGCCATTTCTTTTGGCTTTCACTCTGTCTGCCTTTGGTGGTTTTCATTTCGATGAGCAATGCTCCGTAATCACGGTTGCTCTTTAACAGGATGAGGTCTGCCACCCCTGCCACAACACCCTCTGCTCTGAGTTTTGCAGCTGTGACGGCATCCCGTCTTCCACCGTTGGGAACAGCGAACAACCTGCCATCAAGTTGTGGATATTGGAGAGAAAACCACCGTACACATGTACATTGTATACGATGTTCTTCATCCGATGGGCGTTTACGATGCCCGGACTCCTTTTTCATCCGGGACATCATTTCATCAAAAGTTGTTTTCTTCATAACTATATTTTTACATATATGCCATTGAAAACTCACGTGGAATAAAGCGACCAACTGGAATGGACTTTACAGCTTCGATTGCAGTATGAATTTCCCTTTTATTATAGACATGCCCATGTTTGATGGCATTCTTTTCGCATTCATCCTCTTTGACTTCGAGATAGTGGGAAATAAGCATCATAGCTCTATCAACGTTGAATGTATGTACAACGAATGTTTGTTCATGCTGCTCTTCATCAAAAGTGATGGTCGTTTCTATTTGGTAGAACTTATTGTCTTCCGGTTTGGATTCCTCACACTCTTCAGTACCAACTTTCTCAACATATTCATCCATTGATATTTCATTTTTTAAATATGCAATGGAAGCATCATCAGCTGTAAACTCTTTCAGGTTATCAGTAATGATAATACAAGAATCAAATTCTTTTGCCATTAAGATTCTGAATCCGTTCTTGTAATTCAATTCGATGTAGTCTTTTAATATATCAAGCGCATTATAAAGCCCTATTGCGTATAACAGGAATTTGTGTTTCTTGTCTCCTATCTCAACTTGAGATATAAAAGGATGCATAAAATTATTTTCAAGTTCAAAAGCCAATCTGTTCTGATTGCTGACCTCCACTTCCTTGATACCGTCAGCTTCCATACTAAAGCGTATTTTCGCAAGAACATCCTGGTCTATGAGTGTGCCACGCTCAAACAATACTTCATTCCGTTCAATATTGACTGTTTCGCCAGTGTCTTCGTCAATAAAAGACTCCTCCCATGTCTTAATAACTCGTTTGGCAAGGTATTTATTCAGCATTTTTGATGGGTCGGAAGTTACGTAGCGTATTTCATTCTTTCTTGTTTCTACCATACTACTAATTATTTTTTATTCATACGTTCTTTTAATTCTTTGCTTAACACAAGTTTGGCGGAATGTTGTGCCGGAATAGTCACAGCCGTTCCTTTGTTGATATTACGAGCCTTTTTAGGGGCTGTAACAATCGCCTTGATGGTGGCGAAGCCACGGATAAACACACTTTCGCCTTTGATGAGCGAATGGCTTATAGCCTCTATCACGCTGTCGGTAGCGTTAATTGCCTGTGAACGACTCAAAGTCGTGTTGTTGACGATATAATCAACGATGTCAGTCTTTATCATTTCTTTTTTGATTAATAGTGAATAATTTCTTTTGTAACTTTTTTATATGTTGTCTGATAACCCATGCCCGGCATGTGTTGCGTTGTCCGGGGAGAGTGTCATATACCTTGGCAGCGTCATCGAGATACTTGATAATCTTCTGCATATCTGTTTTACAAATCTCCATCACCCCGAAGTGTTTAAGAATGATTTTACCAACTCATTGAAATACATTTCATCGGTTGGGATTTCATCGTCAGCATTCATAATCTCGTTGGCAATGGATTTTTTGCGATGGATGAGGCGATATATCGTATGGTCGATAGTGCCACGACCAAGCAGATAGTAACAGGTTACATTATCTTTCTGCCCGATACGGTGAGCACGGTCTTCGCATTGACAGCAATCGGCATATGTCCAAGCCAGTTCTATGAATGCCACATCGGACGCTGCGGTCAGCGTAAGTCCGACACCAGCGGCTTTAATGGAACAGATAATAAGCTGCACATTGGGATTGTTCTGAAAAGCGTCAACCGAAGCCTGTTTGTTTACTGAGCTATCACGCCCTGTAACCGTGACGGCACGGGGGAATATCTTTTGCAATTCATCCACAATCTCGTGTAGCGAACAGAATACAATGAGTTTCTTTCCGCTATCAAGGAATGTTCGGATAAAATCAACCGCCTGTGCAATCTTTCCTTTTGTGGCCAAGGAGCGCAAGGTCATAAACCTGACAAGAGCCTCCATGCGCATTTTACGGCGTATTTCCCAATCTGTACACTCTGTGTATTCCTGCAAGTAAGCGGCAAGGTCTTCGGCTGCAAGATTATATTCCTTGTCGTTTGAAATCTCAATATATAAATCCACCCTTGTCTTGTCAGGCAATTGGGGAAGCACTTTTGCTTTCTCTCTGCGTATCATACATGTATTGTATAACTGTCTTGACAGTTCTGAAAGAGGAACAGCAGGTTCGGCAGTCTTGTCTTTAGGGTCGGTACAATAATCAGCAATAAACTTGGCACGCCCACCGAACTCGCCCAAACGGTTCATGATGGACAACTGCGCGATTAAATCTTCGGGACGGTTAACCACTGGAGTACCTGAAAGGAGAATGCACCAGTCCTTACCTACGGACAACCCTTTTGTGAAAATTGTCTGTTGTGCTGACGGGTCTTTGACACGATGGCTTTCATCTATGATTATGGACTTGAACGCCTGTATCTGCGGATTGAAAACAACATCCTTCAACCGAAACTGCTTTCCTCCTCGGATGTCCCATACAAAGAACTTACGCAGGCTTTCATAATTGACTATGGCGACCTGATGAACTCCCATTGAGAGAAGATAACCCCAAGTTGTACGCACATTGTTGTCAAGCACAAGGGCTGATTTGTCCGTAAACTTTTCGAACTCGCGCTGCCAATTGATTTTCAATGATGACGGACAAATGACAAGGCAGGGATAAGCGTTAGCAGTATCGACAATGCCAATAGACTGCAAAGTCTTTCCCAAACCCGGCTCATCACCGATGATTATGCGCTTATGCTCTAACCCGAAGCAGATTCCCTCACGCTGATACTCGTAAGGTTCGACACGAAGGTTATGTTTCAGTATGTTGCTCATTATTTAAAGTTCTCTATCTCTGTTATTAAATCCTGTTTGTCTATTCCTTTTATGTACTTGAACAGCACGAGGTCGATGCACTGATTGTAGAACTGCTCAAATTCGTGCTGTTCCATAGCGGCAAAAGAAATTGAGAGGTATTCTATCTCATGCTCTCCGTATTCGTTGATTGTATTGGTGAAATATCCTAAATCACGTTTGAACCGGCGCAGCATATCGTATTCGTTGCGTATATTCCATTTTTCAACCAAAGGGAGCGGAAGATTGTCGAACGTGAGCCGAACCAGTGCAAAGAACTTTTTATGATGCTCGTAGTTTCGAGGGTTACTCACTTTGCACCTGACAACAGAACCGACACGAAGCCGTTTCTTCAAATCAAGGTCGCTGTCATGGAGCGGCACAAGACCGCAAGGGGTTACTTTGCAGAATATATCCATAAGTTTAAGTTTGAGGGGTTAGACACCAAAACTGGAATGCCAGTTCTTCATATTTCTCTCGTCCACGTCTGTAAACCTCATCGTAACGGTTGATGAATTTTTTAAACACACGGCAGTTCTTCTTACTGATAGCGTAGATGAAATCATGGTCGGAATGAGCGATGTCCATATACCAAGCACGGCTTCTATCCCAATCGAAGAAATCAACTGCTTCCTCAAACTGCTGCTCAGTAGAGGCAAATGTAGTTTTAAGGTCTCCACCAAACGAACCGAGCCACCAATCCCATTTGCACCGGGTATCAAGTGAGAACTGAAAATCGCAATATGTGAATGGTTGTGACCTGCCCACCATGAACCGTTGCGTTTCAGCACATTCAAGAACCTTGGCGAGAAATGCATCTTTACGTGCCTCCATACGGAGGGATTTATGCATTTCCTGTGCGTGACGGAACTCGTCATCAGTATATTGCACATCATCTACCGTAAGGTGATAATAATCCACCCGAGCCGGTTCCGTGATAATCGCATCAACCAGAGAACCAAACCGAAACGCAGCCTCCTTATCTCCGTATTGCATACGTGGGTGCAGAATGTTTTTCAGTTCAGTGAGGTCAGAGTTGCTGACCTCACTTCTGCTGTAATATGTATCCGGGTTACTCATAATAGTCATCGTAATCGGGTTCGTAATCTTCTTCGTATTCAATTTCACCGATACCACCGCACACTTCACAGGCTTCTTTTTCGCCTCGGCAATAGTGTTGTCTCTTGGCTTCGGCCACTTCTTCTGTTTCGGGCAGACAAAGCCACGCTTCTTCAGTGCATTCTGTTTCCTTGTCTGTTTCGATATTATAGGCATACCAATGATAACCTTTGCCGTTACAGGCTTCACACTTAACCATATTAGGTTCTTTCTCGTTCCACGGGGCACGCGGGTCATATTCTGCTCCGGGTGGGTAGTATCCGCTTTCGTACATGATTACTTGGCTTTTACATCTTCTACATACTCTACACTCTCATCACTGATGAACACGTCCTCTTTGGCAAGTTTCTCACAGAATGTAATCTGCTTCTTGAACATCTTGGAGAGTTCATCCACTGAAAGTTGACATCCCTCCTTGCTCCACCACATGGAGAGTATCGGCAAAATGCCTTCAGGGTTGAGAAGATTGATTTTTTGAGCAACTTTTACCTTGGGCTGATAACCTTGCTGCATGATGGATTGCTGACCGAACAGAGTTTCCATTTCGGACTGCTGACGTGCCATTTCAATTTTTTGCTTTTCTTCCTCTTCCTTGCGTTTGCGTTCGGCTTCCTTTTCTTCTGCCTCCTTGCGCTGACGAGCTTCCATTTCCGCCTTGATACGTGCAGCTTCGGCGGCATTAGATTGCGCGATACGCTCAAGATTTGCTTTTTTAGAAGGCAAGCGGTCCAATATGAAATCCTTGTTGTCCTGTACTTCACATGAATACATCTCCTTGAATTTCTTGGCAAGACGTTCTTTCGTTTCAATCTCCACCTTCCGCACCTCATCTACAGATACTCCGGCAGGAATGCGGATAAGCGTATGAAGATTGAACAGCCAATCAGCAGGTAATTCTGTAGCATAACCTTTTATTGAATCAAATACAGTCTGATAGTTTTTGAGTGTCACGCCATTGTCCTGTTGGCTTAAATAGTTTATTGTCTGATTGAGGAATGTCGTGAATTGCGCATTGAAATCATCTTCAATGTCCTGCTTCATCTTGTTGCGAGCCGCTTCCGCCTGTTGGCGTTCATATTCTTTGCGGCGGCGTTCTTCCTCTTCAGCACGTTTCTTTGCTGCATACTGGTTGCGGAGCTGCTGCAACTTGAATGGAATCGTATCGACTTTAGTCGGGTCTATGGCATTCTCCATTACCGTGAACTCACGGCGTATATCGTCAAAGAGTTTGGTTACAGGTGAACGGCGTTCGTTCATCTTGCGGACAGTCTTACGTGCTTTCTCAATGAAAACTGCAGCCTGTTGGTCGAGTTCGTCTGTCATGCCCTGTGTCTGTATTGTTTCAAGGAGGACTTGTCCCGCTCTCGTACAATTGTCACGAGAGAGTTTGTTGTCTTGATATGATTGAGGAGCAGCAGATACGATGGTCTGAATGTTCTCCTGCTTTATGATTGCCAATTGGCTTTCGCCGAATGTTGTTTCCTGTGACATAGTGGTAGAGGTTTAGAAAGTATCATCACCATCGTTATCTGATTGCTGTGCAGGGTCGATGGTTACTCCTGCAGACATATCCGGTGCCGGTGCAAAGTGCTGTTCTTGTTGTTCAGATTGTCCATTGGCTTCCACTCCTCCGTATGGGTCAAAATCGGTAGGTTGTTGCTCGATAATTTCTGTTTCAAGCGAAGTACCACGTCCGATATTAAGTTTCGGATAGGTCTTGAAAGCGTGTTTTACGCATTTTGCCATCAGGAAGCCCGTATCAATCTGACCGTCCTTGCCGTAGAGTTCATTCGACTTGGTTACATACTGGCGTGTCTTTGAATCGTAGTAGGTGTTCTGCTTGTCGGAATAGCCTTTAAGACGCATCCAATCCTGTTCCGTCATCACAGAATAGTCAATAGTGCCGTCTGCACGAGTAATCTTCAGAAAACAGGCGATAATCTTGTTTGACCTGCGAGGAAAAGCTGACATATAGTTCACAATCTTCTGTCCGTTCTGTTCGCCATATTGGAAAGTGTCGCCCTCGTACACGATTACCGGATTGTCCGCGTGCCGTATCTGCCCGGCATTCTTGCGGAGTACCAACTCGCCATATCCTGATATGGTAAGGTTGCAGACTTTTTCCCATATATCCTTTCCGCTTTGGTCTGTGCCGACTTTGACAGAGCGAGGAATGAGGTAGCAAAGAGCCTGTGCGCCAGTGGCAAGTGTCAGCCCCTTGACAGCAAGGTCGATAAAGGCATAGAAGATGGATGTGCCGGAACATTCACGGAGGTTCTGCTTGTCACGTAACTGTTGGTTGAAATAAATAGCCTCCCTTTCGTACACTTGTTCGCCTCCTTCTTTCCAAATGGAGTTGTACACGCTGATGAACTGATTTCGCACACGTTCATTGCGTATCACATCAATGGCTTTCATTGACTGCAATTCTTTCGCTAATGATATTGCATTGCTCATAATGATAATACTTAAGTTATTTAATACAGTTTGTTATGTTGAGGGAGTTGCAGGATTCGAACCTGCGACCTGCTACATCTTGGTCATTTGGGTGTACACCGCCGCTCTATCCGCTGAGCTACACTCCCTTATCTCGTTATTTGAAATAATCCTGTCGGGTTTTCTGCAAGGCTCTCAACTCCGCTGTCCGATATTCCACTTTTCCGGGGCGTTTGTAAGGCTCAATTTTGCCCTGTCTGCGCCATCTGTCAACATTACCACGCCCAAACATTTCATACGCTTGTCGTTGACTGATTATTTCGGGGTCGTTGTGTGCTTCGGAGAGCATACGAACCACCGAACTTGCCACATCGTGGACAAAGGTGTCATAGGTTACTGATTTGTCGGAGAAATCGAGGGTTGTCATAGTTTTTACTTTTTATCCTGTTGATACTCAGCCCACACAATTTTGCACATCTGCCAAACGAGATAGACAAAAAGTGCTACGACAAGAATGCCGATAAGTGAAAGGTTTTCCATTACGAGATGTGCGATTCCACCAGCGATGACACATAAAAACATAATGCCTGTCAGCACAAGCTGGGTTAAGTTCGTGATATTTTCCAAGTGGTCATCCAGATAATCTTCTGCCTGTTCAATCCTATGTTTGAGATTGTTTTTTACTGATGATTTCATATAATTTCGTTTTTAATGGTTATGGTAACGGATTTTCTTTCGGTGGTACAATCGCCACGATTTGAGAACCTTTGTAGATGTAAACAGGGAATCCGCAAGTGTGATTCTTTGCTTCTTTTTTCGCTTCACGGAGGGTGTAAAATTCGTAATGGTCGCCGCACCAATTGTCGATGAATGTGTACATGGTTGATTAACTTATTCGTTTGACAATGACAACACGTCTTTCACGGTCGGTTTCTGTCTTGTACACTCTGTTCCACTTGAAACCGAGCATACTCGCCATACTTCTTGCAGTTGTACAGAGTGATGCAGGAAACTCCTTGCTCTCTCCGATTTTCATAGGCTCTAATTCGCCTGTAATCGTCTTTTTTTTAGCCATATCTTCGGTCGTTTGAAGTTTAATGTTTAACTTTATGGTGCAAAGCTATACAAAAATACAGACACTTGCAAATAATTAAGTTATAAAAATCATATTGTCTGTATTATTTTATAGTCTAAAATTTATAACTCGCTATATATTATGGACTTATCTATTATTAGAAATTTGAGCGAAAAAAGAGTTGGAGGCATGAGAAAATTAGCCTCCGACATAGGCATGAGTGAAGCCAACTTGCATAGATGCGTGAATAACAACAAAATTCAGGCTGCTGACTTAGAAAAAATAGCGTTGCTGTTAAAAATTGACATCCGTGTTTTCTTTGATGAGCAACTCTTTGAACGCGCAAATAATACAGTGCATACAAACGGAGATTTCAGCCCAGCCTCTATGAATGGGAATGTATCAGTCGGTGGCGATGCTATTCTTGCAGAGCGTGTGAAGCATTTGGAAGAGTTGCTCGCAGAGAAAGAGAGATTGATTAAAGTTTACGAAAAGATGGTGGAGGGAAGAAAATGAAATATGCTATTGGAATGCTATGTTTCTTTGCTTCGCTTGTATTGGCTGCCTGTAGTGAAGATGCCGATAAGGGTTCTGAACACTATTCGGGTGTGTTTTTGAGTATGGAAGCTATAGATGCTATTACTCCGGAAGATTTATTTTCTGATGTCATATTGCATAATGTTGAGTTTGAAAAAGAGGAAGTAGGAAAAGGAGAGCCTGTAGAAGTTGGTGGTTACACTATGAAGACAGAAACTACTTATGACTTAATCATGCGAGAATTCGAAGCTGACTTGTATATAAAAACAGAAAAAAGAACAGATAAAATGTTTGAGGCAACTCGTGTTTATAAATATGTTTTTAAACAGGGAACTTACGGAGTGATTCAAATATCAGAAAATGCTATTACGGTCAACGGATATCCATATTGTAAACTTCAAAAATTTACACTAATACGTACTGAACCAATTGGAGAAAAATACTCAAAACAAGATGTAGAGACTGAAAATTACAAGGGAATATTCTCCTGCAAAAGCAATGGTAGAAACATAACTCTGTCAAATAGTGATTATATGTTTGAAGCCGTTCTTGATGGTAATAAATGCAAATTGATGGAGTTATCTCCTGAAAATAAAAATATCGGCATATTAGAAAAACAATGACCGGAGAGTACCCATATTGCGGAACAGGTTCTTTTACGGATGAACTGAAACGAGCCGCATTTGAAGCCATCTACAAAGACGGCTGTCATGATTGCGGAGACTGGATAGACACATTGGTAAATTGCTATTCAGAAGAAGTGATGGACGCTCTTGGGAATAATCCCAATGAGGTTTATGCAGAGTTGGAAGATATATGGGAAAACGTGGATTACGAAGACCCTCGAACTGGTATTTGCCTAACCTATCAGAATTGGGCAGAATATTTCGCAGGAGAATTCGCCCACACAATCTATGATGAACTGGTTAAAGCGAAACAGACGAATGAACTCAAATAAGCGATTTACACGCACTCAAATCACGCAGACGATAAAAGTATTGGTTTTCGTCTTTGCGTTGATTGTAGCCTTTCTTTTCGCCCTTAATGGGCGTTATATGCAGATTGCGGATGATGAGTTCTTCGATAAATGGACAAAAACCATAATTGCAATAGAAAAATATGAAATAATCAAGTAAAAAGACGCTGTTGTCAAATTGTTGTATGACAATTCACAAGTACCTCAGAAGTAGCTGTTATTAACAGCGGCGCAGGCTGCAATTGAGGAAGCATAAGCAATATAGGATAATATTTGATTTAGGCTGTAACGCCTGATAAACAGTTCGTTACAGCCTAAGTTGTTTTTAGGCGGTTCGTGCATTTGTCCGCAAAAAATGAGTCAAATAAACGGTACTTGCATACACCACGCATACACTTTTGAACAGTGGCGCATACACCAACGCATACACCATTAATAACTTATAAATCAATCTGATATGGCAACATTTAAAGTAGTCGTAAGAAAAAAGAGAGCTGACGGATTTTATCCAGTGTACATTCGTGTTGTCCACCGTTCAAGAATACCTCCAAGAACAAGGAGAATGACTAGCTGGCAGGTATAGTCGGTACGCTTTGTTAAATGCCAGACACCTTGTTTCCCAGAAGTACACAGGGCATTCACTAGGTATAATTTCGTCCTGAAGATTTCTGGCAAGGCAAATCCGAGCTATCTGGCAATAGCCAATAACCTAAAAAAGGAACAGATTGTCGGCTCTCTGAATACACTGGTACTAAATCTGAAGCCACAATCTACAGCTACAAATTTCTTTTGTATAATATTAAAGGCAAGGGGGTCAAACTCGTCAGGAATATCGCCACGTACTACAACAAAATCGTTTCTATATGATATATCAAGATATTGCATTATCAATCAAGACTAATTTCTACTAAAGTAAATTCACACATTCAAATACCTCCACAAATTCTTATGCTGAAACATATTAGATATCGGCAGCCTTGAAATTAAATACTGGCTTTATGATAGTTTCAATATCAACAGTATCCTTAATGTTATCCATAATTTCGTATTTCGATTTATAACCATGGGAGACTTATCATTAGTATATTCTGTTACTGTTTCACTATATACATCTTTCATTGATTTTTTGAAATCCTCCAGACTCATCTCCTTAAATGCCTGACTATGACTCATGATTCTCCCGGTACCATGAGGAGCAGAAAAGCTCCAGTCTTCATTGCCTTTCCCGATACAAATCAAAGAACCGTCACGCATGTTCAATGGTATAATACATTTTTCACCTAATCTTGCCGATATTACACCTTTTCTGATTATATTATCATTACCAATATAATTGTGAACACTTTCAAAAGGTCGAAAATGCTCTTCAGATGAAACAACGCCTTTTCCAACGATAAAATCCATAATCAGATTTACAATCAGTTTTCGGTTTATCTGTGCCCAACACTGGCAGATATGCATATCATGCAGATAGTCTTCCCAAAACTAACCTTGCAAATAACATAAATCCTGTGGTATGGTCAGTTTGCAAGTCTTAAATGAGTTGTGAAGATTTCTGATGACATCTTGTAATTCACTTTTCCGTCCTGCTTGTTTATACTCTTCAATGATACGATTTTTTTCTACCATCAGCTTGTCCCATCCGGACTGACATTTAACTGCAAGTTTCTGATAAATATCTGCCACCTGCTTCCCTAAATTACGACTACCGGTATGCACTACAAGGTAGTAAAGGTCTGACTCATCTTTGTCTAGTTCTATAAAATGATTTCCACTTCCAAGCGAACCTATTGATTTATATAGTCTGCGAACTTCCTTCAATTCACGATAACAGCGCAACTGCAATATCAATTGTTTTGCATTCTGATATATATCTGAATATTTTTGTGACAATGGAAGATAGTTTTCATCCCTAAAGTCACGTCCAGAAGGAATAGCACGAAGAATATATTCATTTAAAGCATGGAAGTCTATAGGGTTGTTGCAGATAAATGGTTGAACCAACATACCACACCCTATATCTACTCCCACTATATTAGGAATCACCTTGTCGCCTAAGTTCCCTGTAAATCCTATCACGCATCCTGCTCCGGCATGTACATCCGGCATAATGCGAATCTTGCAGTCACTGAATACATCAATGGACAGCAGCTGTCTGATCTGTTCAATAGCAGTATCTTCTATATTGTCTGTAAATATTTTCACATCATATCCATCTATCGTCTTCATATGAATATCTTTAATTACATTTGGTGAATATATCAATTCTGAAGATGTTTTTCTCCATGTCTGGATCATGAATCATCGTCCATTTTATCTGAGTGTCTTTTGTCTGTTTTTTCATAATACCATCAGATACTATCCTATCTAGAAATTTACGAACTATATCATCATTGGTCTCTCTATTATAATGAATTGCCACAATTAAATTGGATATATCATCTAAAGTATGATATTTCGTTGGAAGATACTTCTGCAGGTCACTCAATTCTGCATCAAGATAATTAATATTTCCAGACAACGTAAAGTAATCTATAAACTTTGTATCAGAGTAGTATCTCAAGAAACTTCTGACATCATTAAAATCAAAACAAATAAGACTGTGTTTCACTATCATATTTATAAATGAGCCTACAAAACCCATTACTTTTCTGTCGGCTTCATTATATAAATCTGAAATAGTGCTGCAAGGCAAACCATCATAGTCCACAACAAAAATCCCGTCTGCTAATTTTTCTATTTCATCAAGAAGTAGTAAAGCTTTTTCTCTCTTCTCCAGTCCCTCGGATGAGTGAGGTAATGTGACAACAAGCAATTTTACCTTTATTTGTATGTCAACGGATTTTTGTAGAAAACCTCTTATACAGCCTTCTCCTGTACCTCCACCAAGGCATACTATAAAACAGGACAGTATTTTATCGGTAATAATTTTCTCCAGACTTGGTAATATTTTCTGACACTCTGATTCTGCAAGGCTTCTATTCTTTCCACTGCCTAATCCATCTGCTCCTATCAGGTATTTATGCGGTAATGACAGTTCCTCCATTTCTTTTCTGTTCATACCAAACACACTTAACTCTGTATCGGTCAACTTACAAGCCTGTATTTTATTCACTATTCTGCCGGCTCCACCGCCAATGCCAATTATTGAAATAACAGGTTTAGATTCTTTTGGAAAAACAAATGGAAATTCTAAATTATTATCCTCCATATATACTTTTCTTTATTATATCATACACAATAAACATCCTTCTTCTTAAAAGAAAATAAACTGGCAGTAACATAAATACCAAAAATGCCAATACATAAACAACAGTGCGTTGAAATACTGTAAATCCAGAAATATCAGGATGTGACAATATACTGCGTAAAGGTTTCATTATTTTAATATTTAAACAATCAGGTCGGGAACAGGAACATCCATTCGGCATCAGTTTGTGATGCCAGGACAAAGACAAGGACAAAAGCAAAGTCAAAGACCGGGTAACATTCAAACCTCATATGGTATATATTACCCGTCGTGTTTTAAGTTAAACATGTCTCAAACCAATCCTTATAAATAGTGACTAATGATACTGTTCCCGTAAAGAAAGAATCGATATACCTTATGACATCAGCTTCTTTCAACCTGATTTATTCTTCCAATAGAGACAACTTTTCGTATGTCGTCTGAAGTGCATCCGGAACGATAATCTTCAGTTTGGATACACGATCAGATTCCTTTATCTGCCACTCTTTATATTGCGAAAACATCCGTTTGTACTGCAATGAAGCTTTGTCCAGTTCAGACTTATATTTTTGTTGCGATTCCAGATTCAACCGGTCGGACTCCCTTTTCAATGCAAACTTGATACGGTTAAGTTCACGCTCATTCTGTCTGTGTATCTTTTGCAGTTCAAAGAAGACTTCTTCCACCTTCTCCTGGCTTACCGAAGCTGTATGGGAGTAAATTAAGGTATCCTTTCCTATTCCATCTGCTGTATAAGGTTTCATCGTCTTGGTTAAAAGTTCTTCTCTGGCATCCGAAAACTTTCCTCCGGGATGGATATATTTTCCTATGGTTGCGGCTATAGCTTCAAGTGTAAAATAACGGTTTCGTTCTTTCACATTCATTTCAGCAATAAGGTCTTCCGCACGTATTTCTTTCGGAAGTTCTGTCTTTTCAATAACAGGATATCCGAATAACTGACACCATTCATCAAAGGAGCATCTGTTTATTTGCTGTATCTCCCTTTCCTTGGCTTTTATGGCTTCACGCATCCAGGCACAAAAAGCATTCATTTCTGCGATTTCTTCAAGCAGCCCCTTAACTTCAGATAAACCCTTTTCATCATAACCCAGACTGACTGTCTTCCCGCTTTCGGAGAGTGAGCCTACAATATCCACCTTGGTAGTAATGAAACTCATATTCTTCAGTTTTGCTTCATTACCCAAAACTGTTTTCTGCGCAAGGTCTGCTAAATGGGATGCAGAAGTTGAAGTCAGTCCCTTTTCTGAAAAGAATACCTCATTTACTTTCTCCATAAATTCTAATCCAATTTTTTAAATTCAAAATCATCCATACTGCAACATGCTTTTTTATAATCAAATCTATACAAACGCATATATGCTTCCTTTATTTCCTCAGCACCATTATAGAACGGATCGGATGTATGAATATTTGTAGTAACGATTACTTTCATTTCAGGAGTCAACACTGCATCACTTGTCCTTTTAATCCGTTTCGGAATTATTTCAAACACCCTGTCCTCCGTGTTTATAAATCCAACTGCTGCCATCATGAGATTATCTAAAATCAGATTACAGAAACACGAATCATCAACATTATTATTTGATAGTTCTTCCATAATTTGACAAGGGGTTCCTTCATTCCAGTCTCTATATTTCTTTGGTAGCCAATCTGTCCCCCAAATCCATTCTTTACCTGTACATGGGTGAATGTCATAAAATTCTTCGAGAAAATCATAATAAATTGCAAAGTCACCTTTATTATTAAATTCGTATGTAAGCCATAGAACCCTTTTCTTATTACTTATCCGATAACGGAAATGCCTTATCTGATATGAATTTTCAAAGTATGAAAAACCATGAAAATCCACATGTAAAAAAGGATACTGTTTTTCGACCTTTTTCCCAACCCTTTTCAAAGCATCAGATATAGGACCTTTAAGCGCTTCATCTATAACCTTATTCTTTAATGAAATAACTAAAAGAGCCGTTTTCATGAAATTTTTATTGAAAGAAATTTCATGTAGTATCTGACTTGATGAATAATATATTTTATTATTTTTAAACAATGATATCAGGGGAATCTTCATCTAAACTAATCCAATTTCTTAAAATCAAAATCGTTTTTACTGCAACATGCCTTCTGATAATCAAATCCATACAGGCGCATGTATGCCTCCTTAATTTCCTTGGCACCGTTATAGAACGGATCGGTAGTGTGCTGTTGTGTAGTAACTGTTACTTCCATTTCAGATGTCAGTACCGTTCCATTTGTTTTTTTACTCTCTTTGGAGTTACTCTAAATACTTTTGACATAATGTTTTATTTTAAAGGTTTACAATAAAAAGTCCCTCAAAACCCACCCTCATTTCTACATAACCGATATATGGTGATACTGATGTGCTGCCACATTCAAGGCTGTGCTACATACTCATGTACACAATGCTGGAAATACCCGACAAAATAACTCGCTTGTGTCCCCAAGCCATAAGTTTTCAGATTTTTCCAAACAGATTGGAGAAATATCGCCTTTATGCAAAAACTACCTCATTCATTTTCCTCTATCCACCCTCATCCTTTATATAATCAATGCTGGTTTTGCAATGTAATATATAATGTATACGTTTGTTTGATTATGAATCAGACAAAACTACATACTTACTTTTGTAAAGAATACAAGACATACCCGATATAACGGCTTGCCTTTATCCCAGGGCTCTAAGAAGTTAAGATGCATTGCCTCATATATAAAGGACTACACTAAAAAATTATAATAAGTCAACAGTCCAGTTGATACTCTGAATCAAGTTGTCCAGCTCCCTAAGTTGCTTGCAATAAGAATCGGTATCTTTACGCAAATTCGCTACATCGACTGTTCTGATGTATCTGATTTCATTTCTTCCGTATCTGGTTTCTGTTTCTGTAACGTGTTTCAGTACTTCACGCATCAGTGAGACTCTTGCTGAAAGAGAATCGCGACGAGCAAGCATTCTGGTCAGATTCTCCCCATTATGCGTAATCTGCATATTGGTACAGTTTATCTGATAGACCAGTTTCTCCTGCTTTTCAAGGCAGGAATCCAGTTCCAAAAACAGTGCTTTTACATCCTCGGCAGGAGTATCGCCCTCCTGAACCTTGGCACTGTCCTTCAATCTACCTTTCAGTTGGCTGATTCTTCTTTGCAAATCAGCCCTGTTGCTAAGTGCTTCTGCTAATTTCATAACGCTGCTGTTTTAAATTGACAATGCAAAGTTATTGCCCGTGATATGCCATATTGAGGCATTGAAAAAAAATATTTTTTCTTTTCGACGCAAATTTTCGCTATTCTTTGAGATTGAATATCCGTTTTTGGTTCTCATGCGACATTTCTTCTGTTCCCCCATAATAGGTTATTTCCCACAATAGTCCGGCTGTAAGTTCCAGTGGAGTAATTTCCACATCTTCATCAATGAGGATATCCATTCCTAAAATTTCCGCCCATGAATGATAGTTTGCCATAGGACAATCTCGCAGGTTATCTGCTTTTGAATAAACCGAACAGTTCATATCAATCATGGGGGTGCAGCTTTCCCAACGGCAAACCAACTTTATATAATAATCTGAAGGCTCTTCTTGTATGGCTTGAATGGACTGGTAAATCTTCCTCCATTTATTCAAATCCAACCGTTTTGCGAGTTCAGGAGCATTGTATCTCCATAATTTCAAAAAAGGTTGCAGAATTTCTTCAAAGTCATATTGTTCCAATAAGTGTTTAAAGGTAACAACTCCGAAAGAAATATTCCTTTCATTTTTTAGCTTCATAAAATATGATACGTTAATACAGTGAATTGATAACAAATCATACATCTTTTCTCCTTGTGAATGAATATGTCCGAACAGATGGTAAGCAGGTCGTGATTCTTCTACCCAGTCTTTTAACTTTCTGATACCGTCATTATCATCAAGAATACCTTGGGAAGGAAAATGTGTAATAAGTATATCGGTGTACTCAGGAACAGGAGATTGAATATCTGAGTGAAAGCTATTGCGTAAGCTCTTGCAACTTATAGAATAGAAAGATATTCCTTTGTATTCCATTCTCCTATCGTACAGGCACACAATATTGTCTGGAAACAACCGGTTGAGTTTGTCTGGATAATAATCAAACAGAATCTCATGATTTCCAGGAACAAATATACGTAACCGGGCAGGTACATTCGAATACCAGCTCAGAAAGTCTTTCAGGCCTTCCTCAGAAAAGTCTGAAATCACATCTCCTGCACAAATAAGTATATCAATATCCGATGGTATTCTCAGACCTCTGTGCATTCCGTGCGTGTCTGAAAATGCAAAAATACTTTGTCCTTTATAATTAAAATACATGGCTTTGATATTATAGTCAATACAAAGTTTTTACTTTATGTATGCCAAATCAGGGCATTGAAGAAATCTTATTTTAATGCCACAGTTTGGCATATGTGGTCTTATAAATTTGCAGTGTAACAGATAAACCGATTTGTATATGACAGTAAAAGAACTTTTAACTAACATCAGCTTTGACGAGTTGCTTCCAATTTTGAAAAAGTATGCAACGGATCACATCCATGATATCTATATTTTTCGTGAGGTCTATGATATTTTGAAAAATATTGAACCAAACGATGATTATCATGACGAAGTAATAGTATATTATAATGTCATGTTAGAATATCGTAGTCTAATCATTAGCAATATTAAAAGTAGTGCTTGGGAAAATGAATTGGCTAAAGATATTGTAGTAAAAGGAACTATTCAACCTGATTTACATGAGGTAGCTATGCGGTGTCTATGGAATCTTACTATGTATGGTTCTTCTCCTATAAAAAGAGACGATACAATTGATAAAATGTTCAACATTAACAATCCGACACTGCATTATGAAAAAGCTCTCAATAAATTAGATGAAAGAATTTGGAAACACCTTCCAAGACGATATAGATACTGGGATATAAATGGGAATCCTATAGTAATCAAGTATTCAGTAAAAAGGATGAACCGTTCCAAGAAAAAACGCCTATATCGACAAAAACAACGTGAGGAGTATCTTGAACTCATGGCCACGCGTGAAGCATTGGTATCCTATCTTTCTTCTTCGGAAAGTAGTTTTTCATATAAAGATGTTGAATTCTTATTTCACATAAAAGATCATTCACGTTATGAATACATCTCTGTTACTTACGGTAAAGACAATCGGATGAACTATATACTCCAATCAATGATAAAATATCAGCGAAATAATTGGAAGAACTATGATAGTGCTATCATCTTAATCCGCACATCACCAAAGTTTCCAATAGACAAACTGGAGTTGGAACTGTTTAAAAATAATATATATCAATTAATGGGACATAACAACATACTTGTCGGAAATATAGAGAAAGACTACCCACATGCTGAAGCAATAGTAATGCTGTTACTAATTAAACTTTAATTAGTACTTGGTATGAAAGAGAAAAACAAATGACAGCATAAGATTAATTAGGGCTCACTTAGTAAATACATTCATCATTCTCTTCAGATTGCACATGGTTTCCCTAAACAGTCATCAGCACCAATAGTATTGTGAATTTGCTGCAATCTGAGGATTTTTTCCAAAAGAAGACAAAGAAGTCCCGCCGATGCTGACCGTGGATATCGGAGAGGAAGAGGATAGAAATCATTATTCAGATTGAATGTTTATTGTAGTTCATTAGATGCGAACTTTACTATAGAAATCTATGGATATAAGCAAATAACCAGCTATGTAAATAGAATCTCCAATATGGTAATCAACAAAGTCGGGAGACCTTCACGGATATCCCGACTAAAACGGGTACGTAAATAGGACTGTGTCAACCCTTTAGCTTGTCATTCGTTTAGCTTAAGATTGCTTCAAACATATCTGAGTTTCAGATATTTATCCGAAAGTAAAATTTGAGGCTATCAGGCTTGTTTGGGATTGACACAGTTTGAATTACGGTCTCGTTAAAACAAGTAAGATTTATTGGCTTCTAGCACTTCTATTACAGTTTTTATTTTATCTTTAACTTCTTCAAAAGTAATACTATCTCGGATAACATATTTATCATTAGATAATTCACCTGGCAATTCATTTGTAAATTCAGTCAGTTTTTTTGTTTTTTCCTTGTCATCCCTCACAAAAACATTAAACTTAAAACAATTATCAGTTCCATTATCATGTTTTATATCAATCACTAAAGGTTTATCATTAAACTTCTTTTCAAGATAAACACAACTCTCTTCGTATGACCAAATATCATATTTCCAATCCTTCCAACATCCATTTTCAAACCCCTGTAGATTCTTTAGTTTATTATATAAATGATAAACACGTATATCAACATGCTCGCCGTTCCATCGTATCTTTTTCATTAAATAAATATCATAATCATTATTCCATCGAACATTCTGCTGTTCTATATAATCCCATATATATTTATCATAAAAATATTTTCTCCAGTCTGTTATAGGCTTGGAATCTGACCTGAATTTATCATCCGCTATCTCATTCAATATATCATTTATATCAATGTCTTGAATTTTTGATTCAGAATCAGAATTATCGAATACTTTATCTGCTATTACCTCAACAACTGATTCCAAACATTTATTATGGGGTTGCTCCTCATGCGATTTACATTCACTGTCAGATATAAATCTCTTCTTATCAGATCTACTACTCAAAAAATTCCAATTAGAGCTTCTTTCATATCCAAATCCATAGTGAGTAGAGCATCCTAATAAAGCCCTGCGTAAGCGCCAATGATCATAACTTTTGGCAAATCCATTTTCATCAAACAGACATTTCATCACCTCTGCATAGCGGATAAATTTAATTTTATAACTTAATTCCTCTGAGTCTGATTCTGGTTCTGTACCACAAAAATCAAACATAAACTTTATTTGTCCTACAAAGAACGGATGATTCTCCAATCTTCTTATAAATCTCTGTAATTCATTATCTTTAATGCTTATCTTATGTTTTTCTTCATCACGCTGTTGTTTGGTAAAAGCTTTAAGTGCATCTTCATATTGGTCACTCCTGAATATTATATCAAAACCTACAGCCAAATCTCCAGATAAATAATCAGACATCTTATCAATTGATTCCATAACAGAATCTATATTCCCATTATGTATATCTTGATTGATAATCAAGTTTCTCATACGATACATCCATTCATAAAAATCTCCGAAAGATTTGTAGGGACAAGCAATTACGGAATAACACAAAGCCAACTTACCATAAGGAATAGACTCCAAAGTTTCATCCAAAAACATCTGAAAAAAAAGTGTCGTTTTTTCATTAGCTTTCCAAAAATAAAGTTTCCTATCAATTTCATTTTGGCTTTTTATCTTTAAATTATTTAAATCGTTCCAAAGTGAACATATTTTTTTATAGCTTTCCCCGATAAATCTCAAAGCATCTTTATTAAAAAGAGGTAATCGGTCAAGAACATATAATGAAAGTCCGAAATTCTCCCTTTTGATAATCTTATGTAATATCTTATCCGCGATTTCACCTTTAAGAATATCCTTATTATCATAATTTTTTATGCCTAAACTAATAGATAAGTCTTCGAGATTGGAATCAGAATCCTCAATAGAACCAGCCAAATTCTGTTTTTTCCAATATAAAAAAGTCAAAGTGTACAATAACCTCAGTTGATAATTGTCTATTAGATTTTGACTGTCATAAAGATTCTTCCAGACCATATCTGTCCATTCATTATCCATGTTTTCTCTCCACTTGCTTACAAAACATGGATTGTCTTTTCCAAATAAATCTTCCACTTTCTTATCCAACCAGGATTTGAGGTTTTCATATTCTGTCAACGGAACACCTCTACCATTCATTTTGATATAAATATCGCCATTAACATCATCTGCACGAAGCGATTCTATCGTGTAATGGAGCTTTTCATCAAACCCTTCAAGCATTTTTACTGCATCATTGCTACCAAACTTCCTATCAATTGTTTCTAACGTTGAAATACAACCACGCACCGTGGTGTCATGACGCCATGCATCAATAAACCAGTTCTGTTCTTCAATTTTTACTAGTTTACATTGTGTAGTAAAAAGCTCGTTTATATGTTCTGCCATTTCCATACAAAAATCATGTGCATATTCCCGTGTCTGATAAACTAACTTTTGATCAAGAACTTTTTTATCCGTTAGGTTAATGATATTAGCTCTGGATATAAGATACATACGTAACAACCACAGTGTAGTCAGTCTTTGCTGTCCATCAATAGGAGAAAAGGTTTCTTTCTTATCATCTTCTATACCATAAATATAATTTAAATCTATACCCTTATCACTATTGAGTCCATCCAATAAATATTCAATAAAAGGCTCTATTTTATCATGCTGATTACCTTGTACATAATCCCTTTGCAAGCTGGGAATTACTATTTTTTTTAAATCATTCATATTTGCTCCAGTTTTTCTTTTAAATCACCTAAATACTTATCATAATCGTCCTGAGTCCATTCCCCAAGTTTTACATCCAGACCTGTATTGTATGTTTTTAGAAAAACATTCAATGTGCACCGAGGTATATATGTCACCTGGTATTCATTATTCTGATTATCTATATTGGATGCGGCAAGAATAATCTTTCTTTTTCTTTTATAAAGAGAATTATGGTAGCTTCGGTTTGTATGGCTATCCAATAAAACAAGATTTCCCAAGCCATCTTTATTTTGAGGAGAATTCTTTTCAGCACTGCTTACAATTTCATTATAAATCTGTTTGAACATCTCGATCTTAGAGTCTTTTTCAAAGAGATCAATTTCATTATTCAGATCCGGCCTTTGGACAAAAATTTCCGAATAATCTGCCCTAACTGAAGCAATCCAATCTTTACAATCCTGTATTTTAGTGAGTGGATTTTCTGTCTGTGATGCGATATGCTCAATATCCCATCTTTGCGAATAGAGCAATTCGAAAGGGAACTGTTCATAAGAGAATCTTAATCCGAGATTGGCTTTTTTAATGGTTTCATAATGAATTAAAATAGTCTGAATATTATGAAGTATAAATATTTTCCTCAGAGTAGCCTTACTTGTATCACTATAAGTGATTTTTTCCAAATCACCCAAACCTGAAATACTTTCCCTGACTTTACTCTTCAATTGTTCTATACATCCTTTCAGACCTGACTCTTTGTATACTTTTACCCAATCATCAATCTTGTTATTGCCTTCTGTGTAGGTAAGGTATCCAATATAATGGTAAGTATAAGGATTCTTATATAAATCCATTATACGTACAAAATAGGCTCTGCAATCTTTCCAGAATCTTGAAAGATCAGCCCTTCTAGCATACACCTTGTAAAAAGCAGCTTTTGGGTCAGCTTCATAAGCTTTCCGATTAATATTAAGTACCATGTTGAATAATAAATCCATCCTTGAACCATTATATAACGGCTCGTCGGTTTGAAGCATGTACCATAATCTGTCATCATTAAAGGCTTCTTCCATTTCAGCATATTGGGCAGCCACCAATGATTTATCTGGTAATCTATTATTGTCCAACGATTCCTTATTGCCGTCTGATAGCAAAATAGCCTTTATCAGTTCAGAGCATGTCAATTCTATTTTACCACTATTGAGATGAGCAAATGTGGTATGCTTTTCTTCCTCATTAACTTCATACCATAAAAATAAAATATGTTTACCTTCGCCTTTGAGGAGTTTTTTAAAAGTCTCCTTATAATTATCTGCCTTCTGCTCATCCGTCTTTTTATTATTCGGATTATCGAAATATAGTTTTATGGCCCCATACACCTTTGACATATAATACTCGTCTATGTTCCCATATTCCCCTTTTTTGATTTCATCTGACTCTGTAATAAAAGAGTATCTATTTATAAGTGTATTCGATTCAGAAGAATCTCTTTCATATTCAAATTTATATGGGTAGGAAGTTTTCTCATCACTTTCAAATAATATTCTCCAAAGAATCAAAAGAGTTGTTAGTCGTTGCTGGCCGTCCAAAAGTTCATATTTATTATCTCCTATTTTCACAACAGCCAAGGGTTGCATACAATAATAAGTTTTCTCTTGTTTTAGAAATTCTGAAAAATCTTCAAGCATTTGTTTTGCTTGTTTTTCTTTCCACTTATATGCACGTTGCAGATATGGTATAATAAACGTAACACTTTCCTGACATACGTTACTATCCTTATCGATATCTACATTTATACAATCAAATGTTCTTTTCTTTAATACACCCATATATTTCAATTATTTATGAATTTTCATTATTTACTTCTAGCTCCCTCAAATACAACCTCGCACACATCTCCGCATCATAACCGGCACGATGGTGCGTCCCTTGCTCTATCCCCAATTGTTCACAAAGATAATCCAGTGAATTACATCCAAAGGAGTAAATCTTCCGTGCCATTTGCAAAGAACATATCCATTTCAGCTCAGGTAGATGAATGCGGTAGAGTTCAGCAGAATGCTGCAAGCAGCTTCTGTCGAAAGGTACGTTATGTGCTACAAAAGTATCGAACTCATCCAGATAAGTCCGTTCTATTTCTTCCCATACTTGACGAAAATCAGGAGCATCTTCTGTATCCTGTGGTCGGATACCGTGTACTTTTATGTTCCAATACTGATAACGGTTGTCTTCCGGACGTACCAGCCATGAACGGGTCTCTGCTATTTCTCCGTGTCGTACAACACAGATTCCCACCTCACATATTGAAGCACGTTTGGAGGTAGCCGTTTCAAAGTCTATTGCTATGAAATTTATATCTGATTTA